GTATGCGGCAGGTGCCAAAACCGTAGGTATTGAGAACGACAAGCTCGCCGACATCTTCAAGGATGTTAACGACAAGGTAGGTGATTTCCTGCTGAACGGAGGCGGTGAACTCCAGGACTTTTTCAAAACCATCGCTCCAAAGGTTGGAGTGACAGCTGATCAGTTTCGCAATTTATCCGGCCCGCAGGCCTTGCAACTGTTCGCCAGCAGTCTGCAGAAAGCAGGCCTAAGCCAAGCAGAGCTAACGCAGCAGATGGAGGCGCTGGCCAACGATGCGACGCTTTTGTTGCCACTTCTGCGGGATAACGGTGCTGGATTTGCTGTTCTCGGTGAGGCCGCTGAGAAGGCTGGCGCCATTATGGATGAAAGTACGATCCGGGCTACTCAGGATCTTGCCGCAGCTGGCTGGCTAGCCGAGCAATCCATGGACGGCATCAAGAATCAGCTGGCCGCATCGCTGATGCCGACACTGAGCGACTATGCCGGAGTTCTGTTTGACCTCAGCCAGGACACTGAAACGGTGTCCACGCTCTCTGCGGGATTGAAAGCTGTTCTGGATGTGACTGCCAAGGCAGGCCTGATGGTGGCTTATGTGTTCGAGCTAACTGCTCGTTCGATTTCTGGGCTCGTCGACATAGCTGGAGGGGCGCTTGATGGTGTGGATTTTTCCAAGCCTGTCGAAGCCTTCAACAAAATACGGGAGAACTCATCGAACCTCGCCGATGAAGTCGGCGGTGAGCTTGAAGAGTTAGATCGGCGTTACAACGGTTTGTGGCAGAGGATTGACCAAGCAGGATCCTCTGGCCAGGCCAGCGAGAAGATCAGGAAGATTGCCGACGCGCTGAACAGGGTAAATGAGGCAGGTGCGAAGGGTACCTTTTCGGCACCTACCGCAGAGGCGCAGGCGGCAGCCAAAGCCGCCGAGAACGCTGCCAAGAAGCTTCAGTCGCAGTTTGACACCAGCGAAGAAGGTTACCGCCGCCAAATTGCGCTGATCAACACTGAGGTGGACAAGCGTAAGGATGCAACTGAAGTCGCGAAGCTGCAGTTCGAAGTAGAGTCCGGAAAGCTGAAGGGCATCACTTCACTGCAGCAGGCCAAGCTCAAAGGGCTTGCCGAAGAGTTGGACAAGCTCAAGCAGCTGAAGATCGCCAACGAGGATAATGCCAAGGCGGCGTCGTATGCATCGACGTTGGCCGCTGCCAACGCAACCGCTCAGTCTGGCCTGAACATGGAGTTCGTCGGTGCCGGCATGGGCAGCAAAACCCGGGAGCGACTTCAGGGTATCTTGGAAATTCGCCAGGAGTTCGACCAGAAGTACGCCGACCTGCAGGCCCAGCGCAACTCGGGCGACATCAGCGAAAGCTTGTTCAAGCGGGAGGCGGAATTGCTGCAATCCTCGCTGGAAGAGCGCCTGTCGATGCAGGTCGACTACTACAGCAAGCAGGATGAGCTTCAGACCAATTGGCTGGATGGCGCCAAGGACGCCTGGCAGGACTATGCCGATCACGCGCGCGACTTGTCATCGCAGATGTACGACGTGACGAGCAACGCGCTCGGCAGCTTGGAAGATGAGTTGGTCGGGTTCGTGAAAACCGGCGAGTTCAACTTCAGCGATTTCGCAGAGGGCATTGCGGATGACCTGCTGCACATGCTCGTGAAGGTCGGTTTGCAGATGGCGGTCAATGCGGCCATCGGTGATGCGGCTGCGGCCTCGTCCGCCGCCTTGGCTGCAGCGACCGGTACTGCAATGGCTGCCGCCTACGCTCCCGCGGCTGCGATGGCCTCCCTGGCGTCTTTCGGTGCCAACGCCGCGCCGGCTTCTGCTGCCATCACCAGCACCACCGGCTTGGCCAGCAGCTTGGCCCTGGTCGGTATGGCGCACGACGGTATCGACAGCGTGCCGCGTGAAGGCACCTGGTTGCTCCAGAAGGGGGAGCGCGTTACCACTGCCGGGACGAGCGCCAAGCTCGACCGCACCCTAAGTGACATTCAGGCATCCAGCAGTGGTCAGGGCGTCAGCAGCTCGATGCCGCCTATCCAGCAGCATATCGTCGTGCAGGGTTCAGCCGACGATGCAACGTTGTCGCGCATTCAGGAGGCGGCACGGCAGGGCGCTCAGCTCGGCTACAAGATGGTCCTCAAGGACTTCCGCAGTAACGGCCCCGCGCGGCAACAGTTGCGCAAGGGCTGATCGATCACCAGGAGACCCTACATGGCAATCGCATGGCCGGAAGGCCTGTGCCCGAGTGAAATGACCTGGGGCGTCGTCTACAACAACCGGGCGTTCACCTCGACCTTGTCGAATGCCCAGCAGATCGTGGGTTACCCGGGGGCCTACTGGCAGTGCCAGCTGACGTTCTCGGCGCTGTCCCGGGAGGAGGAGCGAATCCTGACGGCCTTCATCGGCCGCCTACAGGGCATGTTCAACACCTTCAACTTGCCGGCGTTTACCCGCACGCGTACAGACTCGATTGGCGCGCCTGTGGTGGTCACGGCCGTGGCCCAGGCCTCTGTGATGCGCCTGGGCGGCGTCACGCCGAGCAAGAAGGTGTTCTCCATGGGCGATTACATCACCATCGGCGGGGTCATGTTTGAAGTCGTCGATGATGCCATCTCGGACGGCTCCGGCCAGGTCGTGATCAGCATAAACAAGCCGATCCGCAAGACCATCGCCGCCGGTACCGCAGTCGAGTACAAGGCGCCGTATGCAGAGATGCGCCGGACCAGCGACTCGCACTCGCTGACCGTGCGGCCCCTGGTGGCCAACGGCGCGCTTGAGTTCAGGGAGGCTTTCTGATGGCGGGTTCATTCCCATTCAGCCAGCACGTGGTCGACATCATCGGTCAGGGCCGCTTCATGGCGGTCTATGCCTGCCAGCTGGATTTCCCTGACGGCATGGTGTTCGCCCATACCGGCACTGGTGACCTGGTGCTTGACGGCATCACGTATCAAGGGGTGGGCACCTTCGGCGAAGTTGGCCAGGCCCAGGAGAGCAGCAGCTCCGGGTCGCCAATGAGCGTGGAGCTGACCCTCAACGGCCTCGACGCCTCGATCATCAGCGAAACCAGCCTCAAGGGCTGCCGCGGGCGAAACGCCAAGCTGCTCTTCGTAGTGATCAATCAGGCCGGGGAGTATGCGGCCGACATTCTGTTCAGCGGGCGCATGGACGCCGCCCAGTTCGCCTACAGCGGTAACGGCAGTGACGGCAACGCCATACGGGTGCAGATCATCGATCGCATGGCCGAGTGGAGCAGGCTCGCCACCGAGCGCTGGACCGACGAGAACCACCGCGCCCGTCACCAGGATGACCGTTTCTTCTTTGCCGTCGCCCAGATGGCCGACTGGCCCATCTACTGGGGGGCCAGCAAGGACGCACCTTCCTTCAGCTACGAGTAGACCATGCGCAATCGAGACTGGACCACACAACTTGCCCAAACGATCAAGGCCGCCACTGAGCGGCCTTTTTCCTGGGGCGAATTTGACTGCTGCCTGTTCGCGGCTGACTGCGCGCTGGCGGTCTGCGGAACCGACCCGGCCGCGCAGTACCGGGGCCGCTACACCACGGAAACCGGCGCAAAGCGCCTGTTGAAGAAGATCCACGGCTCGCTCGATGGTGCCTGGGATGCGTGCTTTCAGCGCGTCAACCCGGCGTTCATCCAGCGTGGAGACGTGGCGATGTACGACGGCGAGAACGGGCGCGGTGTGGCGGTGTTCTGGGCCGGCGAGTTCTGGTCGGTAACCGAGGATGGGGTAGGGCGGATTAGCTGCGAGCCCCTGGTTGTCTGGAGAGTTGAATGAGCAAGGCAGTCAGGAAGGTCGCGCTGGTTGCTGCCGGCGCAGCGCTGGGCTTTGTTACTGGTGGGATCGGCTTCGCCCTCATCGGTGGGGCCGTGGGCCTGTTTGTTGGCTCCCAGCAGGATGCCTCGCTCAAGAGCGGCGGTTACAGCAGCGAGCCGTCGGCGCAGACCGTGCGCTCGTCAAAAGCGCCGGCGCGGTTCATCCTCGGCAGAGCCAGCACCGGTGGCGTGCTGGTCTGGGCCCAGGAGCAAGCCGGCGATCAGACCGATGGCGAATGGGTGCACCTGGTCTATGTCCTCAGCGAGGGCGCGATCGCCGGCCTGGATGGGATCTATCTGGGCGAGGAAGAGATTGCCACCTACGGTGCATACGCCTCCTACGAGCTGCTGGTAGACCCGTCCCAGGTCAATGCCTTCTTGAAGGCGAACTGCCGCGACTGGCGCGACACCCAGATCGGGCGCGGCCTGTCGTTCGTTCGCCTGTCGCTCAAGCACAACGCTGAGAGATTCCCTTCTGGCATCCCTGATGTGCGCTTCGTCGTGCGCGGTCGAAACGACCTGTACGACCCTCGCACCGGCATGACTGGCTACAGCGACAACACCGCGCTCCACATGCTCTGGTTCCTGCGTGCGCGCTGCAGGGTGCCTGATGACGAGATCGTCTTCGAGACCTTTGCCAGCGCCGCGAACGTCTGCGACGAGGCCGTGGCCAACGCCGACGGCACGGCAGGCATTCGCTACCGGACCGGCTGCGTCATCGGCGCCGATGAGCAACGGACACAGGTAATACAGAAGCTGGAAGAGTCCTGCGCCGGCCAGCTGATCCGCGTTGGTGGTAAGTGGATGATGCAGGCCGGCGCTTACTACGGCCCATATGACTTCGAAATCACTGAAGACATGATCGTTGGGACGGTCTCGGGCACCACCGAAGTCAACAACGACTCTGCCATCAACATCGTCACCGGCACGTTCATCGACCCCTTTCAGACTTGGGCAGAGACCGACTTCCCTGAGGTACGCATTCAACAGTGGGTCGACGAGGACGGCGGCGAGGCTGCCGAATCCATGTCGCTCGGGTATGTGACCGATGCCTACCAGGCGCAGCGCCTGGCCAACATCAAACTGCGCCGGGCTCGTGCCGGCGGCTCGCTCCAGCTGCCGATGAACTTCGCGGGCTACAATTGCCGGCCGGGCCGCGTCGTGCGCGTCAACTTGCCGTCCTTGAACATGGTCGGCGAGTTCATTGTCACCGACTGGAACATGGCCGCCGACGATGGCTGCACGGTGACCGTGTCGCAGTACGAGCCAGCGATATTCGATGATGCCGTGGGCCAGCCGTACAACCCGATCGGCTTCATCAACCTGCCAGCTGGCGGCCTGGGTAGTCCTACCGGTCTGGCTTGGACCCCGGATGGAACTGCTGAAGTTACCCAGGGCGTGTTGAGTTGGGTACAGCCGGCTGGCGTGGTCACGGCCTACGCTGTGACCGTACGTCAAGGCGGGACCGCAGTGCAGGCCCAGCAGGTGCCGGCAACCACCCTGCAGCTGCCGCTGTCCGGCCTGCCCTCTGGCAGCTACACCATGAGCGTGGCTGCTCTCGGCCCGCTGACTCGCTCCGGCGAGGCCAGCATCACTGTGAGCATCGACGGCCCGCCGATCCCGGAATCGTGCGTGGTGCAGGCGACGATCGACACCATCACGTTGATCCCGGGAAACACGCTGCATGGATTGAATGGCGGTACCTACGAGTACTTCTTCTCGACGAACCTGCAGGCAACCGAAGGTGAATACCTGGGCCAAGGCTTGTCCCTGACCCACACCGGGCTGGCGTTTGCCACCAACTACGCCTACTTCATTCGTTCGAAGAACGCCTACGGCGTCAGCGCTTTCCTGAAGGTGGTTGCTTCCACATCGACCGACGTTACGACAATGCTGGCGGCCCTGGCCGGGAAAATTCAGGATACCCAGCTCGGTCAGGAGCTCCAGGAAGAAATTGAAAAGATCTCCGGCGATTTCCCGGGCTCGGTGAACGACCGGATCAACGAGACGAAACAGGAACTGGAGGCCCTGATCACTGACTTGACCGACCCGCTTGAGTACGTGGCGACCCAGGCCTACGCCAAGAATGACAGCGTCCGGTCTGGCCAGCGTCTGTACCTGGCTATCGCGCCGGTTCCGGCAGCAGCCAACGGCGCCAACGCGCCGCCGAACCCAACCTACTGGGAGGACATCGGCAGCATCGCTGAGACGGCAAACGGACTGGCGCAGGCGGTGGCGCAGAACACCGCGGACATTGCTACGGTCGACGGGAAGCTCACGGTGACTGCTGCCATGCTCCAGGCCGTGCAGTCGGCCTACCGTGATGACGACGGGGAGGGCGACCTCGCCGATGCAATGCGGGGCTGGGATACCCTGGCCAAGGTCTCGGAAGAGTCGCGCACCAGAGCGAGCCAGAACGAGGCCATGGCCAGCCGGGTGGTCATGGTTGAGTCGCGGGTAGCCGACAACCTCAGCAGCATTCGCACCCTTGAGCAGACGGTTGTGACCAATGAGCAGGCTACCGCCAGCCGTTTCGCGGATGTGGACACCAAGGTCGGGGAAAACAGTGCTGGCATCGCGCAGCTTGATAAAGCCGTCACTGACAACGAAGCATCGACAGCATCGCGACTGCAGCAGGTGAACGCCCGGGTTGATGGCGCTGAATCGGCGATCAGTGATGAAGAGCAGGCGCGCGTCGCTGGTGATGAGGCTATCACCCAGCGTCTCGGCCTGATGGAGGCCTCGTTCGTCATCCCGCAAACCGACCGGGACGACAACGGTGAGGGGGATCTTGCCAGCGCCATGAAGTCGTGGGAGGCCACGGCGAAGATCGCTGACGAGTCGAGAGTGCGAGCCACAGGGGATGAGGCCCAGGCCAGACGTTCGGAAACACTGGAAGCTTCCATCGGACAAACGAACGGTGAGCTGGCGAAGACCAGCGCCTCGGTGCAAACCACAAGCCAGGCGCTAGCGACCTTGGAAGGCAAGGCCAGCGCCATGTGGTCGGTGAAGCTACAGGTTACCTCGCAGGGTCAGTACGTGGCTGCCGGTGTCGGCCTTGGTATCGAGAACGGCCCCGCCGGCCTGCAGAGCCAGTTCCTGGTGTCGGCGGACCGATTTGCAGTGGTCAACGGTATCAATGGAGCGCTTTCCTCGCCGTTCGTTGTCGAGAATGGTCAGGTGTTCATGAACTCTGCATTCATCAACCAGGCATTCATCCAACAGGTTGTGTTGGGGATGACCTTGCGGTCCCAGGCCGTGAATTCGCAGGGGCTTCCGCTGATTGAGCTCAACATGGTCAACGGCACATTCGTTGTTCGGGGGCAGAGCGCGGAAGGTACTACGGCGCTTACGAACGACGGTCTCTACGTCTATGACGTCAATGGTGTAGAGCGCACGGCGGTGGGGAGACTTACCTGATGGTTGACCTTTACGGGCTCCGGACGCGTGATGCAGCCGGAGCCATCACTCTGGACACCACAATTACTCCCATTCGCTCACTGAAGATGATGCAGGTGGCGGGCAATGGGGGATTCGACCAGTACATTTCGATCCCTGAAATCCAGGCCGCGTCGTTCGTGGTTGTCGATGCTCTGTACGACGGAGGCGACAACACCTGGAGTCCGCCTGCCTGGGCAACAACGGGCCAGTTGCAGCTGCGCCAACCGGGCACGCAAACATGGCAAGTGATGATTCTCTCCCAAGGTGGCGAGCCTTTTTCAGTTGCTGGGAGTTACGGGATCAGGGCATCGAAAAACAACGTCCGCACCCAGATTGACGCAATCAATAGGGTGCTCAGCGTGCGGTACAACGGGCGCCTGAACATAGGTTTCCAGGGGCCGTCCAGCGGAACCCAGATCCAATATGGCAATGTGACGTTTCCGCAACCAGTCACCACCTACGAACGCCCGCTGATCTTCCTGAACGCTGACAACTACATGATGGTAGGCAGTTTCTCCATCACGGGGTCACCTGGTAACTGGACCGGCTTTCGTATCAAGGCCTACAACAACCAGACCGCTCACGGCAGCGTTGCCCTGTACC